GTTAACTTTTTCTTATTAACCTCAATGAAAATTTTATTTTTTTCAAAAACATAAGCATATATAGCATCTTTATTAGATACATATGTTATGTTAATAGATTTGTTGGAATCTATTGACAATGCATATTTATTATCAACAGATTTACTTAAATCTATCTCATAAGTTTTTCTAGTTCCACTAATACTAACCATTTTTATTTTGAAACATATTGAATATCTACAATTGCTGTAGAAGGAATCATTTGTGTTAGGTAATTCATAACAATATCGTCTAGATACTTGAGTTCACATTGACCTTTCTCAGAATACCATGCTTCGTGTAAATTAAACTTAATTGTTAACCTTTTGTTATTCATTATTTGGTTTGTAACCTCATCTACTAGAACTGAATATGTTTTATCTCCACATTTATATTCAACTTCAGTCATTCCACTGTAAGGATATTGCTTACCTAAAATTTTTTCTTCATCTGAAAGTATATAACTATCAACTGAAATATCATTATCTAAGAACTTATACATTTTATCAAGTTCTTCTATTTTTTCTCTATCTTCACCATAAAATTTGACATCAGTACATTTTGTGGTATCATAGAATTTAACCTCCCCATCGCTACAATCTGATTTTTTAGCAGATGATTTTTCTGTATCCGTTCTCTTATAATAACTTCCAAAATAATGTACCTTGGTGTCAGCAGAAATAAATGGAGTATATTGTCTTATTAGTTCGTTATCCTCGATTAAATGACTAAATCCAATATTCTGTATTTCATTATCTAAGTCTACGAAGAAACTTTCATAACACCTTTCATCAAATAGACTTTCGTCAATTGGATTTTTGAATAATCTCTTGAAATAAGTGAAATATTCATGCCCACTATCATAATTCATATTACCATTATGAGGGTTATTTCCTTCATAATAATTTTTTATGGTGTTTACCTTGATATATTCAGGGTCAGTCTCCTTTAATGCCCTCCATCCATTATTATCTGAATCCTCACTATCATTTACATTTGCAATTTTGTCAGAATAATAAGGATTATCAATAATAAAGTAATTGGTTAATCCTTCAGATGGTAAAGCATCGTCCAATATACAGAAAGTATCTATTGTATAGTATCCATCGGCATCACTTTGACACATAAACAAGTCTTTATTAGTTTCTTCATCTTTTTTGATATACGCTTTCACCTCAAATCCGCTTGGTTTATCTGATAGACTTGTTGAACCACTATCTCCATTTTTATCATATACAAATATATTATCTGTAAAGAATAAATCATCACCAACTTTTATATACTCATCGTTTTTAGTAAATAAAATATATCTAGATGGCTTGCCATTATCTCCGCTATATTCATATTTAATTGGATATACTTTACCATTAATCAATGCGACATCTTTTTCAATATACGAAACATAATATATTTCTCCATATTTAAGATTTTCCATAGGGGTCGATACTAGTTCAGCAACATTATCTACCCTTTTAATATTTCTAACAGTTTCCTTGTATATTGGGTGGTTGTCAATCAATGAACCATCATCTTCAGTTTTACCACTTTCCTCATAGCATGTATATGCAATATTATCATTTACATCAAATTGGAAATTATATCTAGTTCCACCACTATGTTCTACAGTTTTAGCTAACCAACCGCCATCCATTTGGAAATAAGGGTTTCCGTCTAACTGTTCGTCTTTATTAAAGTTAGGATATAAATATCTTCTTAATACCACCTCATTTGTCTCAGCAACTCTAAAAGCTTCATTATAATCACTTGTTACTTGTTGCGGTTCGCATGTTGTTAACTTGTCAACTTTTATATAAGGTGCAGTTGCTGACAAATACTCATATCTATAAGATACTGGTAATCCTTGATATGATATATAATTTGGTTGTGCCCCATACTTTGTATAGTTAGATGTTGACCTATAATCATATACTATTGATTTTGTAGAATTAATCCAATCAATGCGATACATCTGATGTATTGCATCCCATTTCTCTTCAATACGTCCTGTGAAAGACGAATATTCCGTTATCTCATAGTCTGGTTCTAGTCCTTCACAATCTTTCCTATATTTAGGCATACTATCAACCCATTTTTTGCTACGTAAGCCAAACATGCCTAAAATCATTTCAATACCTTCAACTGTACCTTTATGACGCCAGATATATGGAGAATTAATTGCCATTCTACGCATAAACTCATTATTAGCATCTAGATATGTATATGACTTTTCATTAGAATATGATTTAATTCTGTTTTTAATACTAGATGTTCCTTTGCTACATGGGTCAACATATGTATTTCCAATTCCTTCAGCAGACACGAAATAATATGGAGACCCACTATACTGACAAGTTTGAACCTTACCACTACCACTACAACAAGTTATAAAATATCCTTCAGGATAACCTAATAATGCTTTTCTGTATGGGTAAACTTCGGTCTTAGCGTTTTGTGTAAATTGTCTAATAAATTTAGTGCTTGAATCACCGCTTAATTGAAATTGCTCATTATAGTTTTCGTCTGAAATTACAATCTTATTACCATCTTCATCTTTCTTATAATTTCCATATTCGTCAACTTCAAACTCCTTAAGGTCATAAGGATATATTAGACACACGTCCCAACCATCATTTTCAACCTCATCAATTAAGAAATAATTAGGTATGTTGCTTCTTTCATCATATGTTACCCTATCATTATTTTTAATGTTGTTTATATACGATAAGATTTCATCAAACTCTCTAGCAAAAACCCTCAGTGCTTTCTGCATTTTCTCACCGCCATGAACAAATTCTTCTTCATCCCCATAAGTAAATTCACGAGTATATGTCCAGTCAAAGTTTTTAATCGCTTCATGCGTCATTGACCTATATAGGTTATCCGTGAAATATTCATCGTAATAAGCACCTATTTCAGCTAACCTACTAGTGTAATCATTGAATCCAAATGAAGTAGCGTCTATATTATATCCACCATAAGACGTAGGGAAGATAAACTCTTCCATTTCTCTATAATAACCCCTTTCATTATCATGTATAACTGAAAATACTGACTTATATTTAGGAGTTGTGTTTCTGTTTAAAATTAACTTTTCAAAATTGTCACATTCATTATAGAATTCAGATAAAACGCTTTGTGATGGTCTTATGTGTTTTCCAAATGAGCTTTTATTTTTAGATAGGTATATAACCTCATTTCCATCACCAACCCAAGCTTCTATTTCAATACTATCATTTATCTTAATATTTGCAACCTTTTTACCAGGGCAGAATTTTTCTTCTGTAGGAGTACTTTCCCAAGAAGTAATTGGTATACCATTTTCATTATCCCCATCAATTATTTCATAGTTTTTAAATCCGTCTTCAGCAAAATATTTCAATGCCTTTGCGTCAGTTGGCTTTTTCAAAGAGTGTATATCAATTCCAAATGGATTCGATACAATTGTATAATCATTACCTCCAAGTATTACACTTTCCTCAACTTTTTCAAAGTCTGACGTAACACCACTAGTATAATATGCATTTATTGGCGTTTTGTTATTAGATTCATCTAATTCATATGCAACATATAGCTCCCCTGGAAATCTAGTCAATACGTCATTGATTGATGCACGGAACATTTCAGTCAAAGAACCATAATATACGAAATCACAAAAATCATAATAATCTTGCTTTAGTACTATTTTAACATCATTCTGGTCTTCAAACTCGCTAGTCATACCACTAATTGTCTCAAGAGTCCAAGTATCACCACTTTCGTTTTCCTTCCATTTTGTCTTATTATACTGGTTAGCAACTTTACCATCATTTCTTACTGTGATGATAAAATTACCACTCTTGTATATTGGAACTTGACTAGGTGAGAACTGGTTGACACCTCCAATAGTGGTAATGTCACGTTCCCATATTGTACCGTCTGAAATAGTCTGATGATTCTTTTTCAGAACATAATTTGAATGTGATTTTATAAAAGCCATGTTCTTTTATTCTATTTTGTCATTAATTGTTTGACTGAAATCAATACTGTTTTTCTTATTCTGTTTAACCTCATAAACTGGATTACCAGTGTATTGGTCTTTAAGCGTAAAGTGCTCTGCTTGATGATAAATCTCGTTCTCGTTGTTAAATGTTGTAACAAGACCATTGTCCAAATCTCTCAACTGGCTATTCTCTAGCATGTAGCTGATTGTATCAGCATCATGTGTTGTAAGTTCAATGTCAAGTTGTATAGGCTCAAAGAAAGTGTTTACCAACAATATCTTCTGAGTTGGTTTGCCTATATATGGAAGAGCATTCTCCTTGAATGTTGGTGCTGATGAAGGTGATACGGTAACAAATATCAAGCTAGAACTATCCTCATAACGATATGTATATGACTTGTCGCTAGAGCTATTTGGCGCTTGAACTACTGGCTCGCATTTGTTATTAGATGTAATAATTCTGTAATAGTTTTCTCTATTACCATTCTCATCTAAATAAATCACCCTATATCCAACAAGTTCATTGTTTTTTCTAGCCTTTGTACTAATACTTGCATTTTGTATTTGTGTTGTATCTAATACCAACCCCCTAACATTAGGAAATGCCGTTAGATTACCAACATCAGTAATAATAGCCTCAATTTCTTTTGGCTTAATAAAAACCGTATAGAACCCTTTCTTATTAAACTCACCAAGAGGCAATTGAAGGTTGTACATACCCTCAATATATTCATCTACATCAGTATCTTCTTGTTCTCTTTTTGCTTGAGTTAAAATACTTGAATCTAAGTGTTTAAATTTACCGCTTGAAAGAGAATCATAGCTTCTTGTCTCATGATATACAAAAGAAATATCCACCAAATTAGGTATATCGACATTAGCTATATGGATAGGAATTACAGTGCCATATGCTCCGATACTCATAATATTTTGTTTTATTATTTAATTTATTATTTTCCTCAACTTTCCATTATTTTAAAAAAATTTAAACCATATTGTTCCAAAGCCTCTAGGCTTGTAACTTCACCAAGCTTTAAATGCTTCTCAAAAGCAGCATTTATTCCTCTGTCTATATAAATATCTGAGTCCACATTTTCTATGCTAGAAACACCAAATCTATATTCCTCCCTATATGTTGGGAATACTTGTGAATTATTGTGTGTTGCCATTTCCTCTAGATACTTCTCTCCAAATGTATCACCATTGCCACTGAATATATTGATTTCAAATTTAAAATCTGCTATAGGCACTGAATATTCAGTCTTATATTGTGACTCATCAACCCTTGTTAGGTCTTGTGTAAGAACGTAAACATAAATTGGATAACTTACACTGTGATTACATGGTTTTTTTCTTTTTGACGGTAATATTGAATCCTCATCTTTTGGCTTTTTGAGGTAATACTCCCAGTTTGTTTTGACAAACCTTACTGTTTCTGTGTATTCTACTCCGTAGTTACTATAATAGTGATATTGCTCATCAGAAACATCTTTACTTGTTTTGTGTTTATCATCTCTAGCTTTTGATGCTAAATTATATTCTTTACCTTCTTTTCTAGATAATGTAGCACCAACATAGTATGTAATGTCACAGTATATATCATCATACATGTATTTGGTTTTACCACTTTCTTCTAATGTGTCTTTAACTTCAGTTGCCAATTGAATTGCCTTTAAAGATGTGTAACCTGAAGGTATGCTATATTTTTCAGAACTATTATAGTTATATATATATTTAACATCATCACTACCCAACTCAACATATCTTACTGTATCATTAACGATATTACCTTCATAGTCTTTATAATAGAATGTCATTTTTGTAATAATATCACCAACAAAATAGTTTCTAAAATCGCTCTGTTTATTTTTTGCCTTGGCGGTTATAACCCCATCCATATCGTCACTTGTTTGACTGAATCTTTGTATATTAGCCGTATTTCCTACTTGATAAATTAATTCTAGCTCAGTTCCTTGCGGTGGTTGATGAGCAGTTGCGCCACTAGTACCAACAGTCCTTACATCATATATACCTTCAATGGTGTTACCAATGTCATCTGTCAATACATTATATAATCTAATATCTGAAAGTTTAGACACAGTTTTACCTGTTATTTCATCAACACTATATATTGTGAATATACTGTGTTCATCATCTAGTATTGGCTCTATTTTTATTATATTATTATTGTCCTCAACCATACAACTTGGGGTTCCATAACCTTCTAATGCATAGTCCTCTAAACCACCGATAACAGACTCGTCATTATAAAACTTCACATCACCATTTATACAATACAAAGTATATCCATATTCATCAACAGTATATCCATTTACTTTATAATATTCGTTTCCATCAATTTCGTAAGAATCTTGAATTACATTGCCTAAATTATATACTTTTCCATGATATTCTATGTAATAAATCTGTTTTGACCTTTTATACCTTTCAAATTGCATATAGTTTTCAATATTGAAAAGCTTTCCACTACATTTTTCTACAAAACTAGCATCCTCAGATAGAAAGAATGGAAAGTAGAACACCCCATTATCTTTTGCAGGGTAGAAATCAGCAAATATTTTCTTTCCGTTTACAAATGTATATGGCGTATCAGTTACATCTTCTCTAAAAACCAAATAAGTGTTATCCTTCAAATATATATTGTTTTGGTCATATTTTCCGAATTCAGCCTCCTTTATTTCATATAACACGCCATCAATTAAAATCCAACCATTTTCACACGTTGTTAATGGATAAATTTTTGTAAGTTTTTTCTTTATCTCATTTTTGGCATTATCTATTGAACCAGTTCCTGTATGCTTTACATTGTTTTCATCATAAGTATAATATGTTACATTCGTGAAGAACTCATCTTTGTTATCATTAATATATTTTTCAGTATAAGAAACCCATGCACCATGTTTTATGTTTCTTCCACCGCATTTAGGACAAATTTCGGAAAATACACCTTCATATCCACAAGTCATACATGATGAAGCATATTTATCCATATATTCAGGATTAAAACTGAATCCTAAACTATCCCCACTAAGATACATAGAGTTACCATCCATAGTTACCACAGTTCCGCTATGTGTATTTGCGCTATCTCCATAATGTGCAACCCTATAGTCTTTTCCAAGCTCATAGTCTGTAGAAAATATACTAAATTCTCCCATATCATCAATAGATAACTGTAGCTCAGTTGGTAAAATGATAGTAGGCATCGAGCAAGAATTACTTATAGACGTAAGAATGTTTCTTTGAACTTGGTTATACCAAGCTTTCATTTTTTCATATATTCTATCACCACCACGACCAAAATACTCTTCGCAATCAGTGCAACTAGTAACACTTGCTGCACTACAATCCCAAAGTTCAGTTATACCACTTTCCAAATGGAAATTGGCTATATTACTTCCGCCATCATAGTCACCATAAATTTCTACCCTATCTTTAAACCATTTCATCCATTTAATAACATCAGGGTAGAATAATACGTCCTTTTTCCAATAATCTTTATAAGTCATTGGAATTGTGAAAGATGGAACAACATTATCACATATCCATTTAAAAAAACCAATATCATATACATCAGTCATTGTCATTATATCACCATCAAATTCATCGTGCGCTGCTGTAGGGGTCATAGTAGAATATCTTCCTGTGTCTTTATTATAAATCTGAACTTCAACTCTACCTCCTTTATTGGCAAATTCCTCATCCAAATCAAGATAAGTCTGTTTGTCATTACCATATATCATCTGGTCAGCATACTTTGTCAATGACTCATAATTATAATAATCTTCAGCACTAGTATAAACCCTATTGCAATGGCTATATTGCTTAAGCAAGTTGTAATATTCATTGAAGAAATAATACCACTTACTTAAATTCTCAAATGATAAAATAAATTCGCATGATTCATTAACCGAATATTCACCACTAGTATGACTAGAATATGGTGTTGGAGATACAACAATATTAACTGGAACCATACCCCAATTACTAGTATATGCCCAATCTCTTTCTTTTAAATGAGCATCATCAAAGAAATACAGCTTATTATCCAAATAAGCTGGCCATACACTAGGCAACCTAGATGTCATCGGCTCTAAAGATATTTGTTTTTGGATTATTCTCATTCCGTTTCTATGTTAAATGCGTTCTTATTAAACTGCTTTTCATTGATGCTTATGATAGCCCTTTCTTGTAAGTTTCGCTTGATGTCATCAAGTTCTTTTGTCGTTGGTGTTGTTTTCTCATTTGCAATTTTCATTTCAAACAAATTGAGATTTATTGTTCCGCTACTATCTTGTTCAACATATCTACTATCAAATACATAACCATATTCTTCTTTTTCAAAGTCATATACCGCATATAATGGTATATATCCTTGGGCATATACATATGAAAGTGGAATTCCTTTTTTCAATTCATCTAAATCATTTAACTCAGTTATTGAGTTGGCTGACGTTGATGACATCATTAACGCATGTTCAGGGTACATCTTGTTATATCCTGTTTTTCCGCTATCTGTCGTATTTCCACTCCAATGCATTGGAATAATGAAAGGTATCATCTTACCAATTCCTGCGTGGTTAAATTCAATTTTCATATAAATAGGTTTTGGGTGAAGTTTTTCAGCATATTCCCTAAATATATAAGCATAAAATCCTTCTGAAGAAGTATCAGTCACATATTTGTTATCTACCTCTAATCTAGAACTTATTCTATG